GCAACGGTCAAGGTACGATTTTACAGTATCTTCCGTCGCAACTTGTGGGCATTTATTTTGAGGAATTGAGCTAATGCGAGAAGTAATAATTGATTTATGGAGAAGCTCTCGCTTTAATATGGGTTATGTCGGAGAAAATGAGGCGACTAAGCTTATTTTTCAACTCACACCAGATTTACAAGGCGCGGACTTTTATTCTATAGATTTTCTTGTGGGCGACACTGTAAAAAGTGTTAGTGATATTAAAGTAGATGACGAGTTTTTATCATATATCGTTCCTTCTATTTTAACAAAGAAAGACGGCGAGATAGCCATACAGGTTTTAGCGGGGAACGATAAATTTATTGTTAAATCACCTATTGTCTACGGGAAGATATTCGCGCCTAAAGATAAATAATTTTGAGATGGCATAGAAAGAGAGGATTAAATATGAACATAGCTATGTCTATCGGACACGGTAAAAATGAAAGGGGCGGCTACGACAGCGGAGCGTGTGGTGGCGGTTTTCAAGAATTTAAGATAGGTCGAGAAATCGGTAAGTACGCGGCGGCAGCTCTTCGTGAGTACGGCTGTAATGTAACGCTGATAAATTACGACGCAGACAAGAGTCTTTATAGTCGTATCAAGACTATAAACGCTGGCAAGTATGACCTTGCTATGGAGATACATCTTAACGCCGCACACGGCACGGGCTCTGAAGTTTACTATAAAGTAGGCAACAACGCCGGTAAGACAATAGCCGGTGCGATTAGTAAGAGTATTGCTACAAAGTTCGGCATCCCGAATCGTGGCGCAAAAGTTAAAGTACAAAATAATACAAACTACTTTGGTTTCGTTAGAGAGGTCAAATGTCAGAGTCTCCTCGTCGAGACCGTTTTTATTGATACAACCTCTGATCGTAAACACGTTGAGAACGCATCTGGGCAGAAACAGTGCGGTATTGCAATAGCCGACGCGGTTGCCTCTGTATATAAACTTAAGAAGAGAACAGCGAGTGCGCCAGCTGTTACGCCGACAACGCCACCCACCCCTACCCAGCCCGCTTCTGCCATAAAGGCGGGAGATATCGTTAAGATTACGGGCAAGAAGTATGCCACAGGACAGAGTATTCCTGTATGGGTTAAGCTCCGTAAACACACAGTTAAGTCTGTGAGTGGAAACAAAGTTTTGCTTAAGGAGATTAACTCATGGGTGTACGCGGTAGACCTTTCGTTGGTTAAGAGTGCGTCAAAAAAAATAGGTGTAGGCTCCACAGTAACAATTAAGGCTGGGGCAGTTTACGGCGGACTCTCTAATACGAGAGGTAAGGCTGTGCCTAAAGCTCAGCTCGCGCCCACAAAACACAAGGTCTCAAAAATTCAAACAAACAGTGGCGTGAAGGAGGCTCTGCTTTCGGATATCATGTCATGGGTTGCCGTTAAATATCTTCAGGAGGTATCGTAATGGCAATCAGTATGGACACCTTAGAGACAGAGATAAAGAACCTCAAAAGGCGCGTCGAGGTGCTTGAAAAAGAGTACACCACTCTTGATAAAGAGGTTGACGATATAGATAAAACTCAGAGCGTTGTTACTTCTAAGCTTAACACGGTTATTGAAACCCTCGGAAAACTTCAGCAAGCAATAGACGATTTAAAAGACCGCCCCAGCAAGCGTTGGGAGACCATTGTGTCTGCTCTTATCGGTGCTGCTGTGACAACCTTTATCGCATTTATACTCGGGAGGTAAGATTATGCAGAAATTCAAAGACATTATTGAGAATCTTAGTAATGTGTCGGTTGGTACTTGGGTTCGCCTTATTCTTATGGTAGGCTCTCTTGTCAACCTCACACTCGGCGCATTTGGCGTTGCGGGCATCAGTTTTGATGAGAATCAGCTGTACGCAATAGTCAGTGTCGTACTCGCCATCGTAACTGGCGTCGTCAGCTACTGGAAGAATAACAGCTTCACTGCGGCAGCTCAGGCAGCGGATGAGTTTCTTCATGCTCAGGGTAATGCTAAAGAACAGAGTGAAGTAAAGCCCGACGAAGACGCAAACGAGAACGAAGAAGGCTAAGTAAAAAAAACGCGGGTAGGGATTTCTCCCTACCCGCGTTTTTAACCTAATTTATCTCATAAAATAAGGCTTTAGTTCTTTGTTTAACTTTTGAGGGGTTATACCGGCAATTTTAGCAATGTGAGTCTTCGACCCAATTTCTCTTGTGCGGAAGTCGCCCTCTTCAGTGTTAAGCCACTTATAAGCTTCTTCCAAGCTGTCAAACTCGGCTAATCGGTGATGCCATTCACCGAAATCGAACTTACTTGAAACGCCATAAATTTTGCCGGTCTTTTCAAAATACTTCTCTAAAGTCATAAAGTTTCTCCTTACCGTTTGTTTTATTTACAGGTTAATTATAACTTATAGAAATATATTGTCAATACCTTTTATAGGACAAGAGCGGTTTTGCTTAAGCAAAACCGCTCTCAAATAGGTGTATAGGAACCAAGAGGTTCTCTACTGGAATTATACCACATCAATAAAGAAAGTCAACCGCTATTCTTTATTTTAGTCTTATTTTTGTTGTATTTAGATTGCAAACTTGAGGCTTAAATACTTCACAAATATAACTTGTAGGCTAAAATTACCGTCCGAGATTTGCCATAAATTCTGTGCCCCATCTGGTCGCTTGCCCCTCGTACCATGCGTCGTCGTAAGCGGGTAAAGAGCTATATCTATACCCTTTTATCCGCACAAGGTATTCTCTATGCCAATATCGTATCATCGAGGGAATACATACGAGAACCAGCATAAAGAAACCGTAGAGCGTGTTCTGAATCGCATGACCGTGCTCGTGGTATGTAATCTCGCTCTCTGACTGGTTGTCTGTAATTATTGTTAACCCAAGCGATACACCTCCCCAACCGTTGCCAATCCTAAACCTTATACAATAGCCACACAGCTCCGGCTTCCTGAAGAGCAACAGCATAACTGCGGCGGCAACCACGCCGACAAGCGTCATAGGCAGACCCCAAGTGAACGACAAGACATAAAACAAAAGCTTGTTATTCTTCATTACTTCACTCCCGTAGAACCGAACCCGCCTCTGGACTGGTCGTCGAGATGGTCTACTTCGTCGAGGCACACTTTAGGCATAGACTTCACTATGCGAAACTGGCATATTCTATCACCCTTTTCAATTTTTGTATCTTCAAGAGCTATCGCAGGAAACATCCACACATCGTTATCACCGCTGTAGCTGTTATCTATAATTCCCATGCTGTTAGCCTGTATGACCTTGAAGTTCTTGTATGTACTGCTTCTCGGTACAACATGAGCCTCGTAACCGTCGGGAAGCTTCATAGATACGCCGAGGGATATAATCTTAAACTCTCCCCTCTTAAGTTCTACAGTTTCGGCAGCTCTGAGGTCTATCCAGTCACCCTGTGATATTTTCTGAAGACGCTCCATATTCGCGTCATGATACTTTATTTTAATCTTCTTCATTATTCTTCTCCTTAACTTATCTTCTCCGCATACTGGTTGTTGCTTGCCAACATCACCCCAAGAACATCGTCTCTGTGGGGCTCTTGGTTTGGGATAAACCGCCCGAACTTTACGATAATGTTTTTGTATCGTCTGAGATCGTTTAATTTAGACTCAATTTCATCGGGTGTATACCCCGTGTAAATTATGATAGGGTCGTCTGTGCGCTGACGAAAATAGTCAATAACCTCAAGAATCTCTTCTATTTGAAGCATGGGTTCCAATCCGCCAAATACAATTGCTCTCGTCACAGTGCTCGACTGATAAAGCTCAAACAGTCTATACGGAGCAACCTCGATAGTGGGAGAAGTTGCGAGAGAAGAGTTTTGACACAGCTTCTCCCCGCAATCTCTCTCGCATTTCCAGTCGCAACCGTTAGCACCTATAAGCATTGCAGGATATTTATAGTCCCCAAACGCCTCTACTTCGATTGCTTTTACTCGCATTAAAGTTCTCCTATATTGTTAAGGTCGAACCAGTCACGCATAGCAAACTCTTTCTTACGAGCCTCAGAATAGGTCTTAGTAGGCGTGAGGAAGCCGACTATACGCTGATATGTCGTCTCAACGGGGTGTCCACACTCGGGACAAGTATCTCCGAAGAATCCATGATTGTTGGCACAAGCCGATATACGAAGATTAAAGGCAAAATAGTTAACACCCGCATCTGCCACATAGTTCATCATATACCAAGCTTCGTCGAAATCACTGAACGGAGCAGCCAATCCCAGATGGACTATACTGCCGCCTGAGCAAGCCTTATCAAGAATAGCACTTACCCTAACCTTTTCAGCTATGGTTGTCTTTATGCCGAGCGGAATCCACTGGTTGCCGTACAGAGGAAGGTCGTATTTCTCATCGGGGAAGAACAGCTTGTCTTTCTCCATAAGAACAGCCGCAGCTCTCTCTCCGGGAACCTGTTCGATGTTCATCATGTAGTCCTTGTCTTTGACGAACTCGTCTTTAATCTCGGTGATTGTCGCGAGTATCTTCTTGGCGAACTCTACGCCCCCGTCTTTATAATATGTATTGCCGAACTCGTCGTGGTAAGTGTAGCCAAACTTCTGCAACGCTTCGTACACACCAATAATACCAACGGTGTTGTACTGCGACTTCATGTTGATAATGCCAAGTGCGTAGTTAGGAAGCAGCCCCTTTTCTGTGTTTCGCTTCATAATATCTCTAATAACATCAAGAGTTTTTGCACAGGTAATTACTCGACCCTTAAGAGCTTCAAGATACTCTTCCTCTGAGGTTGTCTCGTAGGCAAGACGAGCAAGGTTTATTGTATTTACTTTAATAGATCCAACCTCAAGCGCCGACCCGCCGATGCTATTGAAGTAGCCAAGCTCCTTTATGTTGCTTTTCAGACGACAGCAGTTACTCAAGCTTGTAACATCCTCTGATACGAAAATGTTACTATCCGCCCACTTCATGTTATGACGGCAACACCACTTTGCAAAATCCTCATCTACGAACTTGCCGTTCTGTCTGAGAAGAGCAAACGAAACGACCGGAAACGTCATAAGGTTCTCTCTTCTTGTATCTGAAAGCACTTTCATAAACGCCTTCTGATATTCTTTAATCTCGTCGATATAATCTATAATGAATGTGCCGTCGGGGAACTCTTTACCGCCGAAGAGCGCTTCGAGGTATGGCTTGTCAAATATCGAAAAGTTGGTAAAAGCCGACTGGATTCCGCCCCTCAGATATGGCTGATTAAGTCGATATATTATCTCCTGAAAAGACTGGTCTCTGTAATATTCGGGAGACTTTACAAAGTAACCTTCGTCGCAATCTTTCTTCCAGAAGTAATACGAATAGACGAGAAAACTGGGAAGCCCAACTGCGCCTGAAGACCTATTGCACGTCCACGACACAAATTCGCTGACAAAATCAGTATATGTATTGAGGTGCTGAGGCGGAGCCGCATTAAAGTTATCTATGAAATAGAGTCCGCGCTTCACCAGTTCGTCTATATCATAAGCAAAGCAATACGGAACCCAAGACGAGCTATGAGCGTCGTGCAGATAAAAGTGTCCGTCCCACTCGCCCTTCAGCCACTCAGTGGCATCCTCGTGTCCATACTTCTTAGTCAGCTCATGAAATATCTTGTTGAACGCCAAAAGTTTTGAATGGGGCTTTGACATTTCGTTTATGAGCGAAACAATATCCTTGTGTGCAACATTCGCGTTGCCATCTATACTCGCGTCTGCTATGGTTTGCTTATCAACAAAATTGTCGATGAAATCGGTATAGTTGAGCTGTTTATCTCCAAACCCATTGAGCTCGCTCAGCCTCTCTGGGTAAGCATTTTGCAGACGATTATATTCAATTACAAAACTTCTATCGAGACTATCTATATTGAACTTCATATATCACATCACCTCGTTAACCCATTTAATTGCTTCGACGAAAGTCATTGTCTTTCCGTCAACCTCAAGCATAGGAGCCGACATAAAACCCTTGTCTCTCATAACATCCACATCAGTAATTTCTTCGTAGTCCACTCCCTTCGATTTCAGTTTGGTCGTCAGTACATTGCATTTAGGGCAATGCGTGGTATACAGTATTACTTTCATGTTTTGTAAACCTCCGTATATATAAGTTAAGCCTCGTATGCTACTCGTCCGCAGCACGGGCATTTTGACATTGTATAAGGTGCATACACAACAACTTTGTGCGCCCCATCGTATGACTCACGAACAATCTCCTCTCCCGTCAGAACATAGCTATTTATGTCTGCTTCGAAAACGCACCCGCAGGTTGAACACTTAAACTCAAGTGTTTTGCTTGCTCCATTTCTAAGAATATTAATCATCCTATCAGTCCTCCTCGTAAGGCTCAGGAAGTATCTGCCACGCCACCACAAAGGTGAGCACACCGTCAACACTTCCACCCTCAACTGCGTCTATAGGTTCGTCCACGTCGTCAATCTCCCAAGTCATCGAGTCGGCATCGTACCACGCTGTAACGGTCGCTCTCTCGTTGCGGGGTCTTGAGTGCATACAATTGATTGAATAAAAAAGCTCCTCAATCGTCACGATAAATTTACCACTGTACTCGGGCGGGTCGCCGACAGTTTCTATTGAGTGCCAGTTGGCACCGGGTGCTCCCTTGCAGTCTGCGGGACACGTATGTATCTGTGGCTCGTCACCCTTGTGGTCGCTATGAGCCTCATTTTTGGCAGTTATTTCTATCGCCTCATCTATCGCTGTAATCCAGTCAAATATCTCGTCAATGATTCTCTTCATTTTTTAAAACTCCTCTCCATTTCCAATCGTTATATCCGTTCTCTCTGCAACGGTCACAGTATTCTTTGTCTAACCACTCATCGTAAGCGCAGTAAGCATGAGCGAATCCACTACTTCGGCGAAGTGCGTTAAGGTCACTTGTCACCTCTGCGAGCAGCTTGTTTAGTCTTAAGTTCTCCTCACGGAGTTGTTTGTTATCTTCTAATTTTTCTTGACTGAACTTCGCATATCCCTTCCAAAAATCAGCATTGCTCTTAGCGGCTTCGAGGTCGGTGCGTAGAGAATTTAGCTCCCGTTTTAGCTTTTTCTTTCCCATACAACTACCTCACAGTCAGTGTCCTTCGAGACTTCTGTGTCGGGTCGAATTATCTTCTCGGTCTCACCACCACACGCCGCATACCCCGCTGCGTCTATCCAGTTATCAGCCTTGCCTCTACCGGTCGCCACCCTTGCCATTTTAAAAAGCACCATCATGGCGGCGACATCCTTGCAGGTCAGCAAAACCTTTTCGTCCGGGAACGCCGCATCGAGATAGCTCGTCCACAAATTTGCTATCGCGGTAAAGCTGTTCTCAGGCGAGCTGTATTCCGCCTCCCTGCTCCTGCAAACGCAGTCTTTTGCGCCATTTAAAATATCTTCTCTGTTAAAGTAATAACCCATTTATCTTCTCCTTTTAGTCTCTCTCACAGCAATTCACGTCGCCGCCACACTTACACGACGGCTCACCCTTTTGACCGATGCACACTTTTGCTCCGTGTTCAGCCTTATAATATCTACACTTCTCTTTCTTTATAGGTCTATTCCAACAAGTTGAGCAAGAAACACCAGCGCACCCACGGTCGCCGAGTGGAGTATGGTCGTTGCCGTAAAGGTATCTCACGCAATCAGAGGGATAGCCATCATTGTTAAATATCGCGTTCGGGAACTTCTTGAGGAAGTCACTCATGTATGTTTCTACCGGATGTTCCACACCCCACTTCTCAACCATCTCTACAGCCTCTTCGGGGTGCTGAGATTCAACGGTCTCACAGCCAAAGGGTTCGCCCATAGCAAGCGGACACATGGAGCAACCAGATGACTTTCCGCACATTCGCTCCCTTGTCTTAAGGTAATCTACTGCGTCCATATTAGTCCTCCTCACCCTCGCCCGCATTATGAACAAGACTATTGCTTGCATTATCGTAGCACATCGTCCAAAAAGGGCAAAGCTCCTCATAATACGGAAATTCATCAACTACGAATTTCATTTAGTTCTCCTTTCCTTATTTAACTTCTTTCTCCATAAGTTCTTCTCTGTAATCCCATAGCAGGTTACAGATTTCCTGAATTTCTGAGTCAATTAGCTTGTGCTTATCTCGGCGCAAAATATCACGGGCTCTATCGCAATCATTCACGATCTTGCAAATCTCAGATACTTTCATCATTTTTCTCCTTTCCAGTAATCAGCTCCGAATAAGGTAGCCCCTCAATCCAGTCGCAGAATGTACGCCATTCGTCCAAACGATGCCCTTTCCGAGACTTGTATATGTTGGCTAGCACTTCGTAGTTTAGCATTACAGTGCGGCGCTGGTTGTAAGAGCTCGGCAGTAGCTGAATCATTTGCCACCAATCATTTTTGTCTTTAGTAGCGAGATACCGTCTACGCCAATAATTCAATCCATTGATAGTAACTTTTAAAATATCAATGGAAGTCAGTGGATCGAAATGGTCGCCACTACTAACCTCAACAGCCATACAGTCATTGTCGAGATGTTCGCAACTAAAATCCTCTAAAGTAAATTCCTTCGCATGAATCTTGTGCATAGTTGAGCACGAGTTCTTCTCAACCCCTACACGATATGTATCAAATTCTTTCCCATTAATGGACTATCTTTTACTATTGTCTATATGATTGCTAGTAATAAAAATTTTAATGTTATAAGTATTCCCATTCTAACCCACCGCAAGTAGATCTTCGGCTATTACAACAAGCTACTATATTGGAGTTATATAATCCTAATTCATCAGCTGCTTCTTTTATTGAATTATAGATTTTTCCAGTCGTTACACATTTCACTTTTCTAAATTTAGCAACACTGGCCTTTTCTATAACATGACTATGATTCAGGTTGTCGAGCGTAGAACACCATTCGAGATTGTTTACATTATTATCCAATTTATTTTCATTTTTATGATTTACTTCTGGATAATTATGTGGGTTAGGAATATATGTTTCGGCTACTAATCTATGTACACTCATTTTCTTATGCTTTACATCATTATTTGATAGGCTAACTCGTCTATATCCTGTGTTACTGATTTCGCCTTTTATAATTTTCCCTTTACTGTTTCTAATTTCCCCATCTTCTGATATGGTATAATTAGGAAAATCACTGGCGTGAAACTTATCATGCCTCATATTTTATAGCCTCCTTTCTTTTATAAATACTCTAGCAATCATATACAAAAACAATAGGACACCATTTCGGTTTTCATGGGCTTCGTTTCCTAAAACCCAGCTACGTATCAATAGTAGCCCTACTCCCCCGCCCAGAAGGCATAGGGGATAGCCTCTACAGGTTCATTTCAAAAATATAAAAGAGAAAAGCGAAAAGAAAGCAGGGACTGTTTCGATTCAAACGAGCACAGAGCTAAATTTCTATCAGTTTTAAATGCGATCTCAACCCGCAATAGCCAATTTGTTTACTTTCTTTTCATTATAAGAAGTGTTCTTTTCACGAATTATTTTTGAAATGTTTCCCACGGGATTCCAATGGGTGGTTCCCCGTTAGCCGCAAATATGCGACCCCTAGCGATAACTAGGAAAAGTGTTTCATTGGCAGAAAGAGTTTACCAATACAGTGGAGCTGTAACATCCACATATACCGTAACCATTCTCATAAACTTACGATGGTCAGTACCGGCATTACGGAGACGAGTCATGAGATCTAAATCTTTAGACCCCACGACATAAATTGTCGGAAAAAGATTACTCGCACGAGGCGAAACCCAGCCACTGTCACTCTTATCCCAAGAGTTCATTGGCGACCTCATACCTCTAATGGATGCTTCAAATCCATACACATCAACATTTTCAATTTTTATCATTCGCTATCCCCCTTAAAAAAGCCAGCTATATCAAACCACTTGTCTGAGATGATGTTTCCGATTTTTGTCACCGAAGAACCTATCCCATTATCTTCATATCGAACATATTTGCCCGGAAGATCTTCCCATTTATCTACGCCGACTACCCTTAATACTTCAGAAATAGACTCCATAGACTTGGCGCTAAAGACCCTCTTTTTAGTCTCTCGATCATAACCATCCAACGCATATCCGCCGACGCCCCAAGCACAACATCTGGATTCCATATATATTGTCCATGTCAGTATTCCGTGATCTTCTCGACCCAGCATCGTGCCGGTTATTATTGCATTTTCAATTCTGCCCACTTAACCTCTCCTCTCTATTCGTCCGAACCCTCGACAATATCAAGCCCGTCCAGCACACACTCTGCACACAGTTCGTCGCCGTCCACATAATAAAGCGTCTCCTCTTCACCGCACTTGTCGCAGAAGTATCGAGTAACACGCCTATGTGGACACGAGTCACCGATACACCCAAGTTCAGGCGGACACCCGACACACTCATTAAATTCTTTTGTCACTTAAACATCTCCTTAATAAACTGCTCGGAATCACCATCCTCTAAATAAAATCCATCAGAGCGCATTGCTCTTTGGATGTTGCATATCAGCTGAAAGAACCTCCAATCGGGAACCCTCTTCCACGCCCGACCAAGCGTTTCAAGAAAGCCGTCTATTCTGTCGGGATTTCTTCCGTTACCCATATCTCTCGTCATTATGTATGCTGCCGTACACGACGGACACACCTGCCGCCCTTCGGGAACTATCTCTCCGCAACAGACGCATCTATCTTCATTAGCCATTGTTATTCCTCCATAGGTTCATTCCAACATCTATAGCAAGCTCCCGTGTAATAGCAGTTCTCGAACGGCGGGCGTATTTCACCGTAGATTATTTTTCTGCATATAACTGGACTTCCGTCCGAATAGCTCTGCGCTTTTGGGAATTTTTCAAAAAAGTCCTGTGCGTATGTTTTCTTCGGGTGTTCGTCGCTCCATTTTTGTAAAATTTCGATTGCCTTTTTAGCATCTTTGATATGGATCTTTGAATACTTGAGGTCGCAAAAACCATACAGCGGGCATCGTTCGTCGTGTGCGACTGCCTCACATGCGAGGCGCGACGAGCAAAGTCTTCCGACTTCAGTATAAAAGTCTATCGTTTTGCTACAATCCATTTTCAAAGCTCCTTTATTGTTATTTCTGTTCTCTGCTTTCATTCCGCGTCACCGTCTTTCAATTCTCCGTAACTGCAATAATCATCAGGGTCAGGAGTTTCATAATTACCCCATCGGCACTCTTGATGAGGGTATCCATCGTTGTTGTCTTGCCAATACTTACAGTCCTTACATCTGACAACCTCAACCGCATCGGCGATTGGTGCTGACTTTATAACATTGTAAATGTCTGTGGCTTTATAAAGTGCATCAGCTTCACACGCAGCTCCTTCAACTAAATTTTTTTGACAACTTATGTGATACCAAGTTGCGCCTTCAATTTCATCAATCACTGCCTCACGCTCTATGTATTCAGCTATTGTCTTCACGCTCCTTCAACGCTCGTTCTGCCCCTTCACGGGTGAGAAATACGGTTTTACCGAAATAATCAGAAACTAAATGCCAAAAAGTCAAGCCACCAACATATCGACAGAACGCCCAAAGCCCCTCTTTTTGCATGGAAAAACTGGCAATCTCGCCAAGCAAAATGTCGGGCTTTTCCTCGCAGTTTTCGTCAACGATTGCAGTGACCCACCATACCGTATCACCCACCTTGCAAGGAGGCACGATAACGCCGTGTTCAAGAAGTAAGTCTGCCGTCCTTTCCTCATAGCACTGTTTAAGGTTCGCATACTTGCAATTCTCGTCGCAAAGATAAGGCGATGGACAAGTATCAAGTTTCAGAATTTCAATCAGTCGTTCTCTGTCTGCATCAGCCATTATCCGTTACCTTCCAATAACTCTGGATTATCATAGATATTGCCAATAATTTTCATATATCCATCCATAGCAGACAGAGTAAATTTATCGCCTGACTCTATGTATTCAACATAAAACATACCATTGCAATGTTTGACAATTGCCCGCTCGCAGGGAGATGTGTCATTCCACGTGCATTTAAATATGGGGTCAATATAAGGAACAAGCACTATATCGCCCTCAAAAATCTTTGTGCCGTTTTTATCTTTAAGACCTGTGTATTGTCCCACAGTTTCAGAATTAACAAAAATTCGACATTTGTTTCCAAACCTATCGGGATATATAATTATTGTTCTGTCGTCCTCAGTTGTGTCCAAACTGCCAAAGCACCAACTATGATTTATGACTCCAGAAAAATCTTTACCTCTAAACAGTATCTCACGCATTGTTTTTACCTCCATCCATTTTTGCGCCGCAGTTCGGGCAATAGTGCCACATACATTCGTAATCGTCAATGCTTGAATCTTCGTCTATAATCCAACTTTCGTGGCAAACAGAACATTCAGCGCAATCAACATCGCACCAACCCAACGGCTCTTGAGTTTCAATCCATTTGCCATGTTTAATCTTTGTCACTTCGGCGGTTGAGTAGCTTCTCAAGAGACCCTCTATTTTCTTTCCCAGTCTCTCAATCTCAGCCCTTTGACGGTTGATAAGGTCAAGAGCAGCATTAGCGGCTATTTGAGAGCAGTTGCAAGTTCCCCATCTACCATTACGGATTTTGCATTCATTACAATTTTGTGAAGTGGCAATCACTTCTAATGAGGATTTAATTTCTTCGTCAGTATATCTCTTATTGGTCATTCTTCTACCTCCAACATAGTAACATCATATATAGGTACATTACTTCCATTCCAAAACGTGAAGTTACCTACATCGGGTTGCTTGTTTATATACTCTCTTGCGGATTTTTCATTGGAAAACGCCTTAACAACCTCTGTGCAACCATATTCATAATCACATATTTTTTCAACTAAATAAACTCTCATTCTTCTACCTCCCATTGTTCAGTAGACTGGATTACAACATTTTCAATCTTCATCATAAAGAACATTCGACTCTCATTCCTGCATCGCAACCCCGCGTGGTACAACAAATCCATCAGCGCCGCGCATCCTTCTTAATTTCGAAATGACCCTTACTAACATTTTTTGAGGCAATTCATTAGCAATAGCTTTTACAGCTCTCATATCCGACTCATAACTAATTAAACCCCAACACGATAATTCATCGTAAAGAATCTGAGCTCTTTTATCTCTCTTGGATTGTGGCTTCATTTTGCACCTCACATCTTTCTATAAGCGTTAAGATACCAATATCCTTTCGGATTCTTGTAGCAGTTTTCGGCATACACGATATCACCCTTCGTTACCTGATTCTCGGCATATATTCTCGCCGGTATCGTCAACGACGACTGCTTACCTGTACCCAGACTCTGCGTATTCACTTTATACCCCCACGGCACACCGTTCTGTCCACGCATAGGGAATACTTCTGTTATCAAAAGCTTTCTCCTGTCTTTGGGCAGTCCGGTCTGAATACCAACATAGCCAAGATACTCGATACTATTCTGTATTTTGACTTTAAGGGTTAAGTCCGGAACATCTGATTTTCTGATTTGTTCTTCACAAGCGGCTAAAAGCCCATCCATGTCGGTTATTGTGTAAGACTTAAGCTCATTCCCCTTAACGCCTTTATCTGTTGCATAATCTGAAATGATATCCGCAAGGAAACCTACAACCTTGGACTTGCTAACAGATTTTGCAGTTCCGTTCTTAAAGAACGAGTACACTTGCACAAGCTTCAATAGCTCTCCCATGTTCCCAAACTCTTCAAAGTAGCCAATTTTAATTAGGATATCGAGCTGTCGCGTATCAATAGAGGTCTTCGAGAGAGCCTTAAGAACCTCCATAAACGGTCTCCCTTTTACCTCGTCGTATATGTCATACAGCTCATTTGCAAGAGCAGCGGACATATACTTAACACTCGTCAACCCCTTTGCTATTTCTTTTTTCTCCTTGTTAAAATAGAAGACATCTCTCGACGCGCCGAAACGAGGAGGTGTTACCTTAAATCCATATTCGGCGGCAAGCGTAGTACCGTTGACGACATCCTCTTCTTTGGCAGCTCTGTTCAGATAAGTCGTAATAAATTCACAGGGATAATATTTACGAAGATATGCACACAAATACCCCGTAAGACAATATTCTACAGCGTGGTTGTAACCAAAACTGTACTCAGATGCGTCCTCGATTACCTTTAAGAAAGCCTTCGCATCCTCCTCTGCTTCTTTTCTTGGTTTACTCGAATGCTCACAATACCCGTTAAGTATCTTTGGTATTGCTTTCTCTAACCTCTCGGCGTCTTTACGCCCTATAGCTCGTCTAACATTATCAGCCTCACTACCTGACAACCCACACATTTGCTGAAGAAATGCTATAATATCCTCCTGAAATATTAGATACCCTAAGTTATTCTTAAGGAGCTCGTCTATTTCCTTTGACGGGTTTTTATTAGGAATCTTTTTCATTAGCCTATCTCTATACGAAGCTCCCGACGGTCGAATAGCGGCTGTCACCAAAGCCATATCAAAAATTGAATGGGGCTCAAACGTCTTTAACAGTGAGAACGCAAAAGATGATTCCATCTGAAAAATTCCTACGGGACTTCTTAGCATATCTTTCCATACTGCTTGGTCGTCAAAATTAATCTCATTCATACGCGGATAATGTATACCCGCGAGTTTACAGGTATCGCTAATAATTCCAACATTACTAAGCGGGAGAAAGTCAAACTTTGCCGCTCCGACTTCGTGCAATTCGTCCATATCTATAAAAAGGCACGGGTCGCCGTCCTTATCGAAGACCCCATATGTATCATCGAGGGTTAACGGACTGATTACTATACCCGCAGCATGAATTGACTGAGAAACTTTCGTATCTAAAAGCCCGTCGTAATAGTAAAAAAGTTTAGGAAATTTAGTCCTTGTACCGCCCTCATCCGTCGCGAACTGACTTGCAATCTTATCCACATTAGACAGAGAATACGGATTGTCTGGCGAAAATTTATCAGCGGGTTTAAAAGGTTTGCCGGTTCTCTCTTCTTCCCAATATTTTGCAAGAGCGTTGCCGACACATTTTATAACAGCGCTTTTCTGTAAAGTTCCGAACGACGGGACTCTCGACGTCTTACGAGCCCCGAAACGCTTATATATGTAATTAAAGACTTTGGGTTGGTCGGTCTTCTTAACATCGACGTCGATGTCCCCAATTTCTTTCCTATCCTCGTTTGCAAAACGAGAGAATACTGTATGCCACTGCTCCGGATTGCAGTCAATTATATCTGTAACAAAAGCGGTTCTCGAACCACCCGCAGAACCTCGTCCGGGACCAACCGGTACATCATTTTCTTTGCACCAACATATCAACTCGCTCATACAGAGCATAAAACCACTCATACCAAGCTTCTCAAAAACTCGTCTTTCTTCCACTAACGCTGACCTAAACCCCTCTTCCTGCTCGGGCGGTATAACCCCCGTCTCAAGCTTCTCTTTGAACATTCGGTCAACACGCTCAGCTTCTATTCGGCTATCCTCTTCAGCCGACCCGTACAGTATTGGGTATTTAATGGATGTATCAAGCTCGAACGGCTCTACCATATCAGCCATTACAAGCGTGTTATCCATAGCCTGTCTGTAAAGCTCGGGAGGTAGAACGCCCTGCCTTGCAAATGCAGCGTCCAACTCTTCGCGGGACTTATATGTGAGGTCGTATGTATCTTCGTCACCGTAAGACTTATTCTTGTATTTGAGTAATATCTTGCGGCACTCGGCTTTATATTTGTCAAGCGAGTGAGTATCGGTTCCTGCTATCAGCGGCTTACTGTACTTCTTCGCAAGCTCTGCCAAATGCACATTAAAGTCTCTCTGCTCCTGACAATCGTGAGCCTGAATCTCAAGGAAGTCATATCGCTTAATAAGACTCTCGTACATCGGATGGTCTACGGGAAGCTTATTTAGAGGACTTGCAAGGCACGCGCTCGTCGTGATAATGTTGTTGGACAGCTTCAGAAACTCGTCAAAACTCAATCTATTTACATAATAAAAGTGGTCTTTATCACATGATTTCGACACTGCAAGGTTGAGTTCTTTCACACCCTGTTCGTTTCGAGCTATAAGCACCGTATGGTAGTTGTCTCTGACCCTTTCATTAAGGCTTTCAGTGAGGTATATCTCAACGCCGTGGATGTATTTAATTCCTTTTTCATCACAATACATCTTTTTCTTGACCCAGTTGAGTGGCTTTCCGTGTTCGCTGAACGCTATAGCTGGTTGTCCAAGTTCAGCGGCTCTGTCGATATACAGCTTGTAGCCTGTGCAACTGTCCAGCAGACTGTTATCACTATGTAGATGATAAATTACTAAGTTGTCTGTCAACCAAACACCTCCTCGTCCATATCTTCGTCATAAGCAGGAGTGCCGTAAGGCAACTCCGCACTTGTCACGCCGTCGGCGACTTCCCACCCATAAGCGTGGGCAAGATTCTGCGGCGTTGTGTAGAATCTCTTACTCGGGTTGTCGTAGTACAGAGCAAATTCCTTGTTGTTCGCACTACCATATCGGTCTTTGAGAACTTCAAGGACAACACTGCCTTTCATGGGCGGCGTAATAAACTTGCCGTTTCTGCCAACAACACCCTTTTTATCTTTAGGTGATACTCGGTACAGCGATATAACACGCTGCGCAAGGTTGGCAGCGGCAGCGACGCCCTGTAGGTCAAAGATGCTCATCTTGCGTACCTGCTCCATTTTTTTCGGGTGAATAACCACAAAGCAAGCTACATTCCATCGTTTCGCAAAGTCAATGATTTGTCTTATAAAATCTTCCTGCTTAGTCCACTTTGAGTTATCGTCGCACGACAGATCCACAGATGTGAGATTGTCGAAGAATACCGTTTTTACTCCAAGCCTTCTTACCGCACTCTCCGCCGTCGCGAGGAGGTCTTCGGTCTTATGTGAGAACGAATCTTTGTAGAAGTAAAGCTGCCCGCGATAATAGGAATTGATTTTTCTGTACACATCAGACTTGATTCTGTAATACTTGCCGTGTTCGCCCTGCACTTCTTCAAGCCCCCGCTGTCCTGCGTGAACAAAATCAATCCAGTTTTTCAACGACGGGTTTGAGAGCTCTCCGCTGTATATAAAACAAGGATAACCCTGCTCTATAGATCGGCATACAAGCGTCGATATCAGAGAGCTTTTACCCGCAGAAGCTATTCCGGTTATGAGCGTTGTAGAACCCATATAGTTCTTGCCGAGCGCAGCGTCCAAATCTTCAAAACCCGTTGTAAACCCCTCAACATCCGACATATCAAATCTCTTTACTTCGGTGTAATCGACTATCGCGGGAATCTCAGACTCTTTCGCGTTATTGATTACATCTCTGACCGCCTCTTTTCCCTCAAAGAACAGCAGTTCGTTTATGTCTTTTATGCGAACTTTCTCGCCGTCTGCATTGGTGTGAGACAATGGGATTTCTGCAACCTTGACACGATATTCGCCCAACCTCGGAGCAACTTTCTTTATGTATTCCTCGCCGCTTCTGTCGTTGTCGTGGACGAGGATGATTTCGTCAAACTCTTGCAGAAAATCCCAGCACTCTTCAATCCACTTCGTATTCTGGTCGCCGCCGTTAATGCTTACGGAGTTGTAAAAACCGCACTCAATGAGTGCGGCACAGTCGCCTTCGCCGGTACATATTATCAACGGCTGAGTGGTATTTATTTTATTGATGTTGTAAAGGACATTACAGCAATCGCTGTTTTCGAGATACCATATCTTAAGTTCACCGTGAGGCACTGCGCGTGACTTGCGGACTTTACACATTACGAGCACGTCATTCAGGTCGAAATACTGGAACAAGGTGTTTCCTTTTTCGTCCTGCTGTATATTCAGATAATCTATTGTTTCAGGTGATATTTTTCTCTTCCGCCAATACTTATACACCTCTTCTTTGTTGTCGGCGTACTTGGGCTTGGGGTATTTGTATGCCCTGTCTTTTGTTCCGCGCTCTGCGAATGAATACTGTATACCCGCCTCATCAAAAAGCATCTCACACGCTTCAAGAAAAGTACACTTCTTGGATGTGATATAGGCATCTATGATGTCACAGGTAAAGCCACACGCAAAGCAATGAAAAGAATAAGTCTTGGGGTTATACGAGCACGACGGATTCTTGTCTATGTGTTCGGGGTTCGGGCAACACCCGACTCTTCTTGAGGGATTCCAGTTCGTAATACCGAGCAACTCAACCATAATCTCAGCATTTCTATCCCCTAATTTCTCTTTCGCTCTTTGAATATCGCTTTTTAATACCTGTATAAATCATCAACCTCCTTTACTTTATGCTACTTCGTTGCCAAAACTGTCCCAGCCATCTCTCGTTTCCCGTGCATACATTTCCAGTTTCTTTAAATCCGGATATAACCTCTCGATAATTTCATAGGCAATATCGGGCTTCTTACTGTGTTTTGTTACACGCTCACGGAAAACTGTATGTATTTTCCCTCTTTCATCTTTTGCCACAGGAGTGAGCTTTCCTTTATACATATATAAAAGATACTCATGCCCATACCTTACCGTAAAGGCAGCAGGTATTCCAGTAACCTTGTCCCATATCATTCTCGCATGAAGTTTATAGCCCAAGCTTTCCGCTATCTGTTGCGCCTCAAACAAATACTTATCTATCGTCCAAAGAAATAATATAGAGTTCTCTGTGGTAGACTCAGTTGCAAGTCTCAAGTGCTCTTTTATTTCGTCCAAACTACAAGTCGGATAATCTAAAGGTTTTCCGCTACTATTCTCTCTCACAGACTTCTTACCACCCTTGCTTTGCTTCCAAGGTGGGTCGGCATATATAAGCCCATAAGTTTCCTTAATATCATTTAGATCGTTAATTATCATTCTTTCGTCGCCGTCTCCCCACAGCATTTTAGTCTCATGTCGCACAGATATTGGCAATAAAAATCATCCGGTCGGCTTTCAAACTCACCGCAATCCCGGATTTCCTTTACCGTCTCCTGCATCCAGTTTATTGCTTCGTAATAGTCGTCAATGTTGAACTTGATATCCACATCTTTGCTGTTACGGAACATATGGAATCTCAGTAGATCGGGAAACTTACCATATCTCAGCTTGACATAAATTGAATATATGTATAACTGTCTCGCATACTTCTTCTGCTCGGCGGGGTTTTTAAATTTTGCTTTTGATTTCCAGTCGTGAACTACCAACCGTCCCGCCGAGTCTATGTATATAAGGTCTATAAAGCCCTGAATGATGAAGCTATCTCTTCCGTCCGCCGCCGCAATTGACTCCTCGAAGTGTTCTTCCACACCGAGTATCTCTTTCGCATCCACGCCCTCGAAGTTTGACAAAAACTGTACGCCGTCGTCGTAATATTTCTTGCTCAAGTCGGTGTATTTGTTGGGTGGAAATTCCTGAGTTACACGGTCGAAAAACTTATCTTCATATTCACCCAGCAACTCATACTCGGCAAGTTCATCTTTGCCCCAGCGTTCGAGCAGGGAGTGAACGAAACTTCCGTACTGTGCGAAAGCATTGTTTTCTCCCTGCTCACGAGCTATATATGTATACCAATATTGCAGCGGACACTGATGGAAAGAAGACAACTTAGAAAAGCTGTATTTTTCCATATGTCTCATCAGAACGGTAGATCGTCGTCGTCAGTAGCGACATCAACATTTGCTTCCTTTGTGCTCACCTTTGCTTTCGGTTCAGAGCCGCCGTTGGAAGTTGACTTAGACTCGATAAAGCAGACCTCATCAGCAAGGACATATGTCACACTTCTGTTCTCGCCGTCCTTGTTTTTATACGAGTCTGTACGAATGGAACCTCTGACACCTATCTTAGAACCCTTGCCGAAATACTTTTCGATAAAATCGGCGGTTGAGTTCCACGCCCTAACACGGATGAAATCTGCTTCGTCTTCTGCGTCCTTTCTCTTGGGGCGATTGATAGCCACAGTGAAATTCGCCACTTTGTTGTCTGTGTTACCGGCGGTTCTTATTTCTACGTCGCCCGTAAGTCTACCGATGATTGTTACATTATTCTCTACCATAAATAATTAATCCTCCTTATTTTTAAGGGCTACAAGCTCCTTATAAACATCTGTCGCTACCTCAAAGTCAGTTATCTTATTATAGTTTGCACTACCCGAAACCGACTTGATTATATCTGAAATTGTTTTCTTCGCCACACCGCTGTCTGCAAGTTCTTTAGCGAGTTTGTTAATGCTGTCTATAGCCATTTCTATCTTAGACTTCTCAGCCACAGGAACATCTGCAACCGGCTCTTCCTCTGCGGCGGATTTATTAACCGGCTTAGGAGCGGGAGCGTCGCCAGCGTTTGCCCAGTCAAACAGAGCCTTGCCGTCGCGCTCGGTCAGCACATCGTATCTGCCCTCGAAGAGGTGTGTATTATCTTTCTGAGCTTCCGCTATGTGGGTGTCCTGCGCGATATTAAAGGTTAGAGTGTAGTTGTACTCCGTGTTGTCTCTCTGCTTGTAGCCCATACCGACTTTCTTAGGAACCTGTTTTCCGTTTCTATCCTCAAGAACATAAGTGTCCTTGCCTCTAACGGTGGATATAATATGTATGGGAGACTGAAGAACCTTTTCCATAAAGGCGTCATGTCTCGGAGTTACCTTACCCCAGTTGGTATAAGAATTGCCCGGCATCTTGTCGTGATAATCAACACAGTAATCCCACTCATGAGTTATGCTGTCGATAACAAGAGCCTTATATCCGCCGTCAACCGCATCCTCAATAGCCTGAATGTATTTCTCGGGAGTATACGGAGCCTGAAGCTGAAGGTCGTCGAAGTCGAACTCGTTTGCGTAATATCTTATACGACCGTTCTCCGTGTCGATTGCGGCAACTCTACCACCCGCAGCTGCGGCTATGCCCTTCGCCAGTCTCAGCGCCGAAAAAGTCTTACCGCTTCCACTTGGACCCGCGAGTAGCACCTTAAGCCAAATCTGTTCTCTTTTTGCTTTCTGAAATCCCATTTGTTTTACTCCTTTTCATTTTTATTATTAAAACCATTTCGGATTTTAACCGTAATTCTCCTCAACGCCTTCATCAAACACTTCGTTAATGAGGTTTATTAGATAAGTCTCATCAACCTTTTGTCCTTCCTCTTGCAGTGTGCCCACCTTATTTATAACAGCGCCAAAATACGCGCTATCAACCCCGATAAGCTGTTCTTCAAAAACATGAAGATTAGTAAGATCGAGAGCGTTAAGCTGTAGTATCATTTTGACATATTGCCCTGCATTTATATTCCATCCGCGCTTTAAAAACTTTCGCGCACGAATTACCGAGCAAAGCGGATATTTACTACCGATGTAATAGAGTTCTTTGTTAATAATAGCCTCAAGAGCTCTCGGCGGCATAACTAACGAGTTATTCCAGCTCGTCCAATACGAAGTACAATGGACGAAATCGTAGTTCTTATGTATCTCTTCGGGTTCTCCGTAAAATCTAAGTACAATCTGAACTCCATTTTTTAGTGTAATAGCATTATTTATAATAAATATCGGACTATATGGCGGTAAGTCGTCAACCGAAATTTTGGTACTCTTCTTCAACTCGTCGCCTATTAACGCCATCGCTCTGCGATATTGGGCATCAGTTTCCTCGTGAGGAATATAGTCAACGCCAACTGCTCCGACACTACGAACGAAAACACGCACCCTCTCATCGTCTCGCTTCTTATCGTTTTCTTTTAATACAGTCCATCTCTCTGACGATTTGTTCCAATAGCACCTCTGTACAGTAGGCTTTACGCCTTTATCATCAAGTTTCTCCTCGACAAATTCAGTATATTTTTTGACATAATATTCCGCCACCTGTATTAACGCTTTTTCGTTTCTGAAATATGCGTCATAATCATGCGGCTTCTCGTCTTGAAGAAGCGACACAATCGCACCGCCAGTTATAATAGCATTGTCGCTAATAGCATCTTTTATGGTTTCGTCATCAACACTCGACACCCAGTCACCTATTTTTCTTTTAAGGTGTACTTTAATGTTTTTGCCCTGCATAGCTTCACCACCTTACAGTCCAAGTATTTTCTCGATGAACACAAGAATTGCTTTACCATAAAGACCAATCAGATTAAGAATGTTAAAAAGAAATGCGTCAATCATTATCGTTCTCCTCCTTTGTAAAATTTCTTCCTTCGTCCGATGCGTAGAATAGTTTTCTAAGCGAGCAGATATCACGCGGTATCGACTCTTTATCCTCTGTTTCTGCGTAAATTCGTTTAAGCCACGCATAATACTGATTCATTAATGGCGTTGTAAGAGACGAAGTTTCCTTGCCATCAAGATGTCCGCGTCTAAGAACCTTGCAGGAAACGCCGCGAAGGTATTTCCAGAGATTATAGTAAGCAAGTTTAAGCTTAACCATATAACCGTCGGCATCTTCGACGACAAATCCCTCTATATGCCTGTTGTTATATAGATAATCAGGTGCTGTGACCGTGTAATACCAATCGAAGAATGTCTGCCAATCGTTAATTACGACAGCTCGCTCTTTGTGTTCGAGCCCGAACTTGTCTGCAACACTTATAAGCTCGTCATAATCGAACTTTTTGAACTTCAACTCGTTGTAAACAATATCAAGCAAGAAAAGATGATTTTCCGGATAATCAATTATGTGTGGATCTCTCTGCATATCAATACACTCAAACACAAATGTTACATTATTCTCCCTTGAAAATTCTTTCATTTTCTGCTGTGTATCAATAGGGATTTTCTTATCCATCATCTCTTTAAGCCACGAAGCATAATCACCATCTGGACTGGATTTCGTTGTAACAAACAGCGAATCATCTATCTCGTTATATGAAACTAACCCGAGAAACCCGTTTTCTTTAACATACGCAGTTACGGGAAACTTAAGCTTGTGCTGTAACATATCAAACTTTGTCTCCGGTCGCTCGTTTACATTAAAGAACTTTGTATAGCCTCTTGCGACTATTTTTCCTTTGGGAATGTTGATATACAAACCTCGTGCTCTAATCGTCTGCTCATCCCATATCTTGTCAAAGAAAGCCTGTCTTGAGAAGTTAAAAGACGAGATATCACCGAACTGCTTCTCAACTACCTGCTTATTAGCTCTCAGAGCCAGAATAGCATCTGCAACAGACTCGTTCTTTTTTATCTTTGCAGTATAATCAATTCTCTCTTCAGTCGGTAAATATATATTATTTTTAAACTCGCTCACCTTTATCTCATTGCCAACAAAACTAACAACTCTTATAGAGCCTCCAAACTCAACATTCCCCTCAAGATTGAAGGCTCTGCAAGCCTGAATGGGATTTCCTTTAAGATTTCTGTGCCCATGCACCTGATAAGCGTCAGTATTTTCACAGAAAGACTGATCAACAACATCGGCGTCGCTATAACTCCCAGAGCCTTTAATCATTTGGTCGGTAGCTACCAGCGTGAGATTGTTAGGCAACGTACTAAGACCACCGTGTGTAGCCAATATAGTTTTGCCACGATATATATAATAGGCGCACTGCCCGAAACTTCTGTAAAGTTTGCGAACATCCTTTTTAGTAAAAGAAGCGCCTTCAAGCTGAGCTCTTGTATGCATCTCAAACTCTTTTGACCCGGTAGTTCCGTCATTAGCCCAAACCCACATATGTTTCTCATGATTTCCCTCTATGAGATATACATTCGGTTCTTTATAGATGCGAAGAAGCTCCTTTACTACCTCTGCATTTTCAATTCCTCTGTCAGTATAGTCTCCGCAGAACACAAACAGCTCATTAGGTTTCTCGGTGACATCCCCGATTGCTTCTTTGAGTGCCGTATAGCAGCCATGAACATCTCCAACAAAGTGAACCGCATCGTATTCCGAAACATCCATAGGTTTGAACCACACCTTTGAAAGCTCATCCGGTTTTATAATGGTTATCCCCGACGGAATTTTCTGAGTAGCGAAACGAGCGTACATATTGTCGATTACCGTTTCAGGAACCTGTTTGACTATAGGTCGCATTTTATTTCGCCTTTTGGTTTCCTCAATAGGAATGTCGGTAAAGTCTACACAATAAATCCTATAGCGATAACGGTTACAAAGCTCCGCATAGCGCTTCATCTCGGAAGTTTTGGAGTTCGTCGCGTCAATAACGGTGAACTCTCCTCGCTCCATTCGAGACTCAAGAATCTGAAAGAGTGTCTTCCAGACCTTAGTATCATTCGACTGACTTATACACTCTTCGCCACAAACATTTAAAGTGGGCGAAGCGTACATCAACCTTATCTCGTCGGCGGATAGTGTATAGGGTTCAAGTCCATTTTGTTCAATCCATGTTGACTTACCACACCCAGCACTACCGCGCAACAGCAGTAATACTCTCATTCATTCCCTCCTTACTTTTGAATCATTATCGAACTTCCATCGTCGCCGGTCATCACACTCGGGAGCTTTCCGTCCCACTTTTCTATGTATTTTTCTTTAAGAATCTTATCCGTCAGGGACTTCTCAAGAGTGTCATTTGCTTCGGCTTCAGCCTTAGATTTTATAAGCTTCGCCTCTGCGTCTGCCTTTGCCTTATCCACAGCCTTTTTATTTTCGATTTCCTGCTGTTCTGCCGCAAGCTGAGCCTGTTGTTTTGATGCTATCGCCGCCTGATATGACTCGTCAAAGTCAATGTCGTTTACCGTCACTTTGAGTATCGCAACAACATCCTCGCCGTACTTCTCGTCTATAGAAGCCTGAAGATTTTTCATGATCAGCGGTTCAACTACCGAGCGGTTCGTCGCGTCGGTATCACTAAGCACTTTGCTACTGGATTTAATAGCCGAAGCAACTATATTTTCGGACACCAGAGAGTTCTTGTAGTCCGAGACATTAGCGTAGATCCACGCCGACCTGTCGGGATTAATCTGATAAGTAACGGTCACGTCTGCGTAGTAAATTGCTGTTCTGCTTTTAGTCTCCGACCAGATTTTATCGCCGCCGAACTGCGCGTCCTGCTGTTTGTTATTTACGAGCTTTATGCTCTGAACAATGGGCGCTTTCCAGTTGAAACCACTATGTACAGGCTGGTCGCTTATCTGACCGAGCGTCGTTCTCACTCCCGTATATCCGGTCGGCACAATAACCGCCGAAGCTGAGAGTACAAGCAGACATATCGCCAACACAGAACTTACTATAGGAATTGCCGCCGGAACGTCGTCTCCGTATTCTCTCTTTTTGTAAGCTAAAATCACACCTACAGCCGCAAGAACCACAGCTATAACTATCATTACAATATTAAATATCATTTGATTTCCTCCTTGATTTTATATCCATCTAATTTTCGGTTCGCCCTTGAACCCCTTTTCCCAAATAAACCACGCATACGATATTGCGCTCGACTTTATTTTGCTAAAATCGCCGTTTGGAGCACACTTCATTCTGTCCGAAAAAACATATACATATTTTGGCGGATTCTCACAAAAAAACTCTCTTCGTCCTTTGCTTTCGAGAAAAGTAGTTTTTAGGAACATCGCTATCTTAGTTGAATCCATAGATATCTCTAAAGCTTTCTCTATGAATTTCTTGGCACGTTTGTACGGCGGGTTTGTGATTATATCGCGTGATATACACTCAACAGGGGGAGCAACACTTAAGAAGTCCGCCACATATGTATTTGGATAACCCCTATCCACAATGTCACTCGACAGAACGTCGTAGCCGTGAGCCTCCAACACTTTTGATATGTGTCCTCCACCACAACAAGGTTCCCACACATAGTGAGAAAATTTCTCTCTTTTCAGCAGCTCTTCAACTGCCTTCGGGTCAGTCGCGTAATAGTCGTCGTCCGCCCTGCTTTCATTTGAGTGGTTCGACGCGCCGATAATTTTATACACAGAGTTTGCATCGCCGTTCCAATCCTGAGCCATTTCATCTCCCCTTCTCATTTTCATTTTTCAAATCAAAACCCGATTCCTTTTAGTCCGGAATTTTCCAATCATCATCCCTAACCCGAAAGGCATCGCCACACTGGATGATATCGGGATAATTTGACATCGCTATCTTTATCGGATATGGATCTATTTCATAGGCATAATACTTGATATTCGTAAAGCCCATCTTATCCAAGCAATACCGACCGGTTGCTATACCGTCGTACATAGACAAGACTACAAGCTCTTCGTCTCTCGGGATGTCTTTAAGAGCATGATTTAAAATATGTATAATAACCTCTGCCGTCCACCCATTGCCGATAGCACGATATCGCTGAGTATCACTAACTCCGCTCGTATAACCGTCTGGAAGAGTTTGTAGTCTCTCGCATTCTAACGGTGTAAGCTTTCGTATAAGGTAATAGCCATCGGCGAGCTTAATCGGGTATTGTTTGTCCTTGATGGTTATTAATCCATTCTTAACCGTGTATATCGGCTTGCCGTCAATTTCGTTTATGGGACAGGCATACAATCCAGTTTTTGCGCCGACTCCGCCGCCTTGTCCACAAAGCGTAGTTGCTTTTCCGTCGGGACTATATACACGATATTGTTTGCTGTCGTGCGACTTATTCTTTACATTGCTTTCTATAGTTCCTATGCGTATCGGCGTCAAAATCGTAGTGGCACAACTGCTTGTAACCATGCTTCCCGTTGTAAGTGCCGGAGATTTATCCTTTATTTCAGTACGGTTGTATGCATTAAATTTTTCAGGTAAATAACCAAATCTATCAACAACAGCAGGAATCATTTTTTGAATTGATTCGCCAACCGCAAATTCTGCATATACTGGCTCTGCAACCATCGTTCGTTGATTTCTTTCCAAGGTGTTCCACGCTACCGCTCCGCCATAGCTGGCTGTAAGCGTATACGCCTTTTCGCGGCAAGACAAATCTTTTCCGCTTTCAAGTACATCGCAAAGTAAAATTCCTCTATCTTCTGGTTGTTCTATATCACCAAAATTCGTAACATAAAACCTCTGACGATGTTGTGCCGAAACCAACGCGCTGTCTATGTGTGTAAGCCGAACTGATGAGTCTTTGTCCCCTCCAAGAGCAGAGTAAATCGCGTCTTTTATGGGCTGAGCCGCCGACTTGTTATTCTCATATAAAAAGATGTCGGGCTGGAATTTCTCTTTCGCCATCCGATAGTTCTCGAACAGCTCCCAACCGACACCTTTAGGCAAAACTTCTCTTCCGTTTTTCTGAGCGATACTCCACTTTGTACAAGGGCTACCGCCTATGAGGATTTTCTTTATACTGACTCGCGCTCCTTTTAATTTTATCAAGCAAGGAATTGGGCTTTAAAAGGTCAGCCATAATAGTATTACTTATAGGGGTACAGCGAGCGCAGCTATTCGCACCTCGCAAGTCTCTAAGGAAGGAGTAATGCATATGTCAACTTATGAGTTGATCACTTCAATTTGCAAGATCTTATCAGTTATAATCGAACTTATAAAGACCTGCAAAAAAGAAAGAAAACCCACATGGCACGGACGAGTGACAGTCGTTCCCTACCATCTATTTGTAGGATATTATCTGTTATAATCGAAATTATAAAACCTGTCTATTATGGCTGACCTTTCAAAGCCCAATTCCTTTTGGGTTAAATTTACGCCCCCTTCAAACTCGACAAGAATTTGTTAATAAGATAAGTCTGACCCTTACCTGTAACTTTTGGCGTCTTCGAGATATCCACCGTGCCGTCGGGTCTGTAGAAAGTCGATATCTTAACCTCGAACAGTCCTAAGTCCATAGACTTCTGCGTCGGCATATTTTTTCTGTCGCCCGACTTTATCAGATAGTCGTTCATTCTCAGCCACGAGAAGAGACGATTCTGTCCAATATCGACGCCGTTCTGCTTTATAAGCTTCGCAAGGTCGCCGACTGGAATAGATGTCTTCGAGCTTTCTACAGCCTCAGCGAACAGCACCTTCGGAGCCTGAGCTTTTAGCTGATTTGCCATTCGTTTTGTTTCGTTGAGCATAAGCGTGATAGCTTCTCGCCCATATGTATTGCAGTCCGCAAAGTAGTAATCGACGAACTGTTTCGTATCGTTTACATAGCCACCTGTCTTACGGATAACGGGCAGGACTTCGGCGGTTATCCAATGCTTGAACTCTTTTGCTTTCGGGAGCTTGCTTGAGAGGATAAGACTGTAAAGACCAGACTCGTTGATAAAGACTACTTCGCGGTTCTGACCTGACAGAACGATTCGTTCTGTCAGCTTATCTTCGTTGTCAACATGGTCGCGAATAGCCTTTTGGGTGTTCGTATATCCCAGAGCCGTTGCTACATCCTTGCCGATAAAATACGGCTCGCCGTCGATCTCCAAAGCCCTAACATTTCCAAGCTCTTCGTTCGTAAATAATGTCATTTTATTTTCCACTCGATAAATCATTTCCTTTCCTTAATTTGTTTTCTATCTGTTCCTTATATCTTTTGAATCTCGGCAGAACCGCAACCCTCAGCTCGTCGTCGAGTTTATAGTAGATTGCTATTGGTTCGCCACACTGATTGCACCGAGCAACATAGCCAACAAACTCCATGTTGTTTACACATTTCCGAGGCACAACCTCGTGAGCTATTAGAGTGAGAAGTTTAGACTTCCTCATTTCTTCTCCTCCTATACCTCAAAAGCTCACTGCCATATTTGTTTCTCACATATTCCCTACGGCTAACTCCGTATTTCTTCTGTATGTATCTGTCTACAAACTGCCTTTCGTTGTAGAGTTGCTGTTCGGTCTTGTAGAACCGGCACCCGCCATATTCGCACAGCTTTTCTGTAAGCACACCGCAGCAGCTTCCTCTGTCTGCGAAACATTTATGTCTATTCATAAAGTCCTCCAAATTCATCCAAGTTTCCCAATACCCTTTTCGTGTAGTGAGTAGAGTGAATATCCTGTTTCCATAGGCGTTTTGCTCCACCCTCGCCGCAGTTGTAAGCCATCAGCGCATCTGCAAGTGAATAGCGCTTTAGATACCCGCTAAGGATGTACGCGCCGCTTTCGATGTTCTGTGCTGGATCAAACAAATCTGTGACACCCAACTCGTCTGTAAGCCACGATACATTACAAGCATTGATTTGCATCAAACCGTAGTCGTTGGTCGCGCTAATCAAAGTCGGATTGAAATTACTTTCCGTTTTGATAACTGCTTTGATAAGAGCCGCCGAGACACCGTACTTCTCGGCAATCTCGGCGATTATATCGTCATATTTTGTCTTTGAATCGGTGGGTCTTTGTTGCTCTGTGGTAGAGGCGATTTCTGTTTCGGATTCAATTTCCGTTTTCAAATCCAAAACTGATTCGTTTTCAGTTTCGATTTCAACTACCTCTGCGCTCGGAGCTTCTACCGGCAAGGCATTACCGACCATAAGAAACGCTCCTATGCTCAGCACCAGAGCAAACGAAAGACCTTTTATTATTTTTGAATTTGACTTATACATAGGCATTAATTGTTATGTTGTAAATGTCTCTGTCCGTGCCAAAGTCGAGTATGTCCTCCATATCAGAGGCAAGTCTAACTTTCTCGACACGATATGTATGATTGAAAGGCGCTGTACTGCGTCCCCGATTCTTGACGCAGTTCCATATATCCCAAGTAGAGACGCCAATCTCTTCGGCGAGCTCTCGCATCGTGTCGCCCATAGCAAACGGAAGCTCATAATCGTCGTCGTCAACGGCAATGTAAACAATTTTAGGTTTCTGCATAATAAATTCCTCCTATTTTCTCGTTGACATTCAACCGCCCTTGTGTTATAATGACAATGGCAGGACTATGCCCCTATAAAAACACGCCAGTGTTTAGTATAAGAGCATACGAATGTCGTTCCTCCTCATCGAATTGGGAAGCCGTCGCCAAACGCTTTTACCCCTTCGTGGGGAGTCTTCTTTTTTTTAGTCTTCTATTCCGCACAAAGACCGTATTTCTTCTACCGCATCAGTTATTATATCAAACTGTTCGCGGATATCTTCAACAAAGTCTTCTGCGTCCATGTGTTTTTGAGAACCTTTCAGATTCTCCGCCCAACCATCGAGTCGATCCTCTTCGTCATCTAAGATGTCGTTTGCAAATTCGACCCTATCGTTTATGTATCGAGCAGCTCTCGCGAGTGCTCTCTTGTTCTTACGAGTCAAGTATATCACCTCACTTTGTTGATTTACCAAAAACTATGAAAATAATTTACGCAACTTGTTTTTCAAACATTTCTTTGCAAAGCTCGTAAATTTCATTATTGGAAACCTGTTTTGAAGTAACCAGCTCGTTTATGTCTGTCTTTCCGAGGACGAAATCTGACACCGCCTTTCTCGCTTCGTCGTATCTGAGGATTGTGTCTTTGAGGTAGCTCATCGTAATTCTTACATCTGAATGTCCGAGCATACCCTGTAAATCTCTCATAGCATAATCATTCGCGCCGCCATCGTGACAACACAACACTATATTCGCAAATGATTTCCTCATGGTATGAGATGAAATGTGTATCGGGAGCCCCGCTTCCTTTCCCGCGCTTTTGAGATATCGTGAATAGCTTTGCTCCTGTAGTCTCCCGCCGTTATTCTTCGAGAAGATATAATCATCGGGAGAACAGTTACGTCCGCCGAGCCATTTGCGATATTCTGTAAGCGTTTCCTTTATCGCATCTGAAATGAAACACCGATTGATTTTAGATGTCTTGCTCTCGACTACGGGTATACGGTCTCTGAACTCGCCGTCGTCGTCCATGATCCAACCCCATTTTAATTTAACGAGGTCGCTTGCTCTAAGACCGAAGCAAATGCCGCAACGGAACATAGCCCAGTTTCGTATTCCCATTCGTCCTGTGTTTTTGAGCTTATCCAGTACAACACACATTTCATCATAGGAACGAATCGAATCCGCCGCATGAGCTATCGGAACGCCATCCGATTTTACACCGGACAGCAACCGCTCTTGTTTTTTCTCTTGTTCTAATCGCCGATTTGCTTTTCGCTCCTTTTCTGAAAATTCATTTTGAACCCGATTTGTTTCCCACAAGGATTTATATCTGTCTCGCTCTTCTGCTGTTTCGCGGAGGAGCTTTTTTAGTCTTGCGTTCTGGGCTTTCAGACTATCAATAAGTATGTCTTTATTAACATCAACACTGGTTATCTGACCCAATTCTGACGCTCCTTCCAAGCATTATACACTCGATTGAAATTGCCCTGAATACTGATAGGATAACCGCGATAACCCTGACGCCTTATCTCACGCTCTGCAAGAAGCTCAATCCACCAGTAAAGCACCTCTGGATCGCTCTCAAGAGCTGGAAGATATTCTTCCGGGAAGTGAGTGTTATCGCCTCTGTGCCATTCAGATTCATATTTATCTCTTAACTTTCCCCTCATCTCCGCAGGCGGTGCGGGATTTGCCGCAATGCGCTGCCGCTCTCTATCTATTTCGTCCCAACGCTCTTTAACATCGGCTCCAACAAACACCGCCGAAGCACCAATCAGACCAAGAAATGAACCCAAAAATCCCATTTTACAAATTTCTCCTTTCATTAATCGAACTTTAATCGAACATTTGTTCCGCTTGCATTTTTTATTATAGTCCAAAAAAATTCTCTTGTCAACAGGGAATTTTTTCCAGTTGTAAGTTGTCACTTTTATCGGACACTCAAATCATTTTCCTTTATGAGTCGAGCCGCTATAACAGGACTCAGCTTAACCGTCGGCAAAGTAATTTTGCTTGCACCATTGCTCCAAGTTTGATGGCTACCGCAACACCTCACCTCCTTATAGCCGTTATCCCGTAAAATTCTCTTGAACTCTTTTACTTTGAATTGAGTCAATCTGACATACACACCTCCACAACAGCATAATTTCCAAACTGTTCACACTCCTTATCGAATAGATAATTTAATAGCTCTGCAAAGTCATTTCCTTTTCCGGCATATCCAAGCTTATTTGCGCTGTCCCGAATTGATTTCATCTTAGGACACGACTCGCAGCTATGTATTGAGCAGAGCTTGCTTCCGATACCGGAACAAGCCACAAACTCATCTCCATTTTTCGTTTTTGCTACTACTGTTTGATGTTCTATTTTTCCCTCCAATTAACAGCCGCACACTACTTTTATTTTTCTTGTTATATCCGTCATAACCGATTCGTCGGTGATTTTACCCACTCTCCTTCCTAATCTCGATTTGTCCACAACTCTCAACTGCTCACATAACGCCTCTGACTCATCTCTTACGCCCTGCTCACTTGTTATTTTGACGTGCGTCGTCGCCATAGACGGCTTTATTTTTGTCGATAAAGGTACAATAACCGTCGTCGGCGAGTGGGCATTTCCCACATCGTTTTGCACTATAATCGCAGGTCTTGTGTTCCGTTGTTCAGACCCCACTCCGTCCAGCGAAACCAAGTAGATTTCTCCTCTCTTAATTATTTTAATCTTCCTCTCCCATATTATTTTTTACTTACGATAGCTCAGATGCTATCATACACCTCAACGATTTCGGCTATCCGCAATCTGAGGTTGAAAACATATCGGCATGAGCCAATGGTTTTGTCAATTTTTAAAGCCTGTTCTTTGTTTGGATAGATTCGCATTTTTAATGCTTTTATAATTTTCATGGCTCATACCTCCTTTTGTTTTTAATTTTCAACCTCTAATTGCGGATATCCTATATTTCTTCAGCCATTCTGTACCTCATCTCTAATTGCTTCTATTCGGTACGGCTCGTTGTACCGAATACCGTCTATTATCTCATCAACAAATTCATCATCAGCGAGCGACATATTAGCCAACAGATCAATAAGCTCGATAGCTTTATCACAGATTTTTACTTTGATATTCATTTACATTCTCCTTTTGTTTTCGTTTTTTAAATCAGAATCCAATTCCTTCTGGACTTCATTTTCTCGTCGTCTACCCGCTCCGTACTGAAACTCACACTCGCCGGATTGTCTAACACACACATTTCCGTCCATATGTTCACAATACACGCCAGTAAAAGCTCGTCTGCAATATGTCGTGTTCAGTATCATAAACTCACCACCGTCTTTGCTTTCACCTTTTTGTCGCTCATTACCGCCGATATCGCCGCCGCACACGGCTTCCAACAATTACCGTTGTGTACGCAGTTTTTGCAATATGTTTCCAACACTTCATACACCGTCATATCACGCTACCTCCGAATTTGTTTTAAATTCGCTAAGAGCTTTCACCACAGCTTTGTATGTATTACTCTCTACTGCCTTATCAACCTTACTAAGTAGCTCTGCGTTAAGAGCGGCGAGCGCTTTCATCCTTGTGTCATATTTTTTAGGAATCCTCATACCGGAAGCAACATCGGTTACATACCATCCGTCACTCCGCTTATCAAAACCAAATTCGATTTCTCTTCTTCGTGGAGTTCTTACTACCTGTCCATAACCGCTGACCCGCTCAAAGTGATTGAGGGTCTTAGGGTCGTTTCTGTTGGATATCGCTGTGTAAAAGTCAAGTTTATACATTTTTGTTTTCCTCCTTATCGACATAAATATACAGCCATTTGCTCAAATTCGTCCATTTTATCTTTTGGAATTAAAATGACTTTTTCATCTTCGCTCATGATGATATTATAGTCTTGCTCGATTAAATCGCATATTTCCAGTTCGCTCATAAGTGCAAGCTCTTCCGCTGTTGCCATTTTGTCTTTAAACGCCAGTTTTCTTGCGTCCCTTATCATCCCCGTGTAAAGAAGACGGTTGCTTAAATCTCTTCCATTCATTTTCATTTACCTCCAAATTTCTTCATTTTAGTTTTCTTTCTAAACCAAAGCTCATAAGGAATTTCTTTTTCATTCGCAATAATACATATTGACTTATCAGAAAGACTATCAGAGAGATTACGAACAAGCTCTATGCAGTGACCCCTTCGCAGCTCTTCCTTAATTTTTTCAATCTGTGTGTACGGACGAATAGAATCAGGGCGCACCTCAACTCTACGCATATTATGGTCGTCTACTTCGCCGCCCGCAGAAGTATTAAGGTTGGCTAAAGTATAGATATAATATCTGGGGTCATAAATGTAAGTCCCCTCATCATAAACGATACTGCCAACTACCGTCTCTCCCGAGTAAGTTTCACCGACATACTGATAATTTCTCTGCTTATTTGTCTGGTCAAAAACCATAACAGAAACAAACTTGCCCGAAGCTCTCATCTCATCGAGCTCTTTCTCTTTTTCTTTTCTTGTTTCTATATCAATATTAAATTGCTCTTCGAAACGATGATTGACATCTTTAAGTATATCGGCAAGGGTACGATTTGTATTAGCAGCGTTAGCCGCAGCAACCCCTATTGATTCTAATGCCTTATTTACGGTATCGCCATCTATGAGTAAGCCTTTGTTTTCATTACTCATTTTTATTTACCTCCGCTACATCACCGTCTATTAGCCGTTCAGCCGTCATAGTGTCATACTTAATACCCGCACACGCAAACTCGGGATTGTGTCCCACCGCGTCTGCCGACACCCAAACCAACCACCTATTAGCAGCTTCTCTCTTCGCCGTCTCTTCGTCGTCTGCTTCAATCTCATATGTAACTCGTCCTGAATAATTGAACTGTACAAGATATTCCATTTCGTTTTCCTTTCTTAAATAAAGTCAACTATGAGTATACTGTCACCCATAACTACATCAAAACACCTTAGTGTGTCTAATATCGTTTCAATACTCCTCCGGCAACAGCATGGTCGTCACATTACCCTCGTCGCCGAAGTCTGTGATTATCCAAATCTCGCCCTTACTTGTGTTATATGCGGCGAGCGTTCGTCCATCGCCTACCCGAACCGCCTCGTCGTTTAAAGCCTTGTCCTCTTCGGGAATATCACCCCAATCGCACTTTGTGTATCGCCCGAAAGCGTCGAGCAGCTCCTCGCAAATTTTACCGTCACCGAGTATATTTGCTATACCCGGCGTCATGACCTGCATTCCTAAATCAAATTTCAATTCCATTCCAAATTCAATTCCTTTCTGTTAATCACACTCAACAAACTCGCCGTTTTTAAGAGTATACCAAGTATCAGCCTTAATTTTTTCTCCGTCCACAATTGCCGCTTTTATATTATTTAGCGGATATGTTTTGCCGTTCCAATCGCCGCGCTCCGCAATGACAATAGCAGAGCCGAGACCCGCCTTTGCTTTAGAATTATAGCCTGTTACTATCGCAACAGAATCGCCGTTTGAAACTTCAGCCGCTGACCCGGTGCCCGAATTTACGGCTGCTGACTGGAAGCCCGAATTTACGGCTGCTGAACGGTAGCCTGTATTCATTGCTGCTGAATAGTCGCCCGAATTTACAACTGCTGAATAGTCGCCCGTACTTACGGCTGCTGACCCGATGCCCGAATTTACGGCTGCTGACTGGAAGCCCGAATTTACGGCTGCTGAACGGTAGCCTGTATTCATTGCTGCTGAATAGTCGCCCGAATTTACAACTGCTGAATAGTCGCCCGTACTTACGGCTGCTGACCGGTCGCCCGTATTCATTGCCGCTGACAGGTCGCCCGTATTCGTTGCCGCTGACAGGTCGCCCGTATTCGTTGCCGCTGAACGGTAGCCCAAATTTACCGCCGCTGACTGGGCGTCCGTATTCGTTGCTGCGTCGGCTTTCCAGTTGACCTTATCAAGAATAAATGAAACACCAGCTTGTATAAGACCTTTAAGTCCAAGTTCAACGCCGATTTTTATTTTGGTTGAAGCAACTTTGGAATCGCCACCATGTTTGGAAAGCTCTCCGTCCTGTTCCACCTCACAGTATCGATTCCCGTCGCACGGAGGATAATACCTAAATACTTCTAAAGGATTCTCACAAGCGTGAAATCCTTTTTCACAAGCTTCTGCTTCTTTTTCTTCGTACTCTTTTCCTATTTCATACTGAAAACCTCTGCACTTTAAATCCCTGTCAAAGCCCTTATATGCTTTCATTTTTATATCTCCTTTCTGTTTGTTATTTTGTTTCAGCATTTGTCTTTGTTCGGGCAAGTATCACAATCGTAACGCACCCAATGTCCGTTACAATCCTTACCCATACAATCACTCTCACCTTTGAGTTTTACATATATGTCATATGCTTCGTCTGTCTTGTCGTCTATGGGTTTATAATAAAAATCACAGTTTTCGTCTACACAGTTGTCGCTCCAAAACACGCCAACATTACAACCGCAATCCTCGTCAGCCCATTCCCCTTCAAACCTAACATCGTTTATGCAGCATATTTCTGCAAGCTTATCGAGTACGGGTATAGGGCAGCTCCACGCCGTATCAAACCACAGCGTATTCTTGTTGTTGAATGAGGGGTGTTGCGCGTTCCATTTCGTGCCCCAATTCGCCACACTCCAATCATACCAATTATTTGAGCCGTACAGCTCCATCGCTCTCTTGTCTAAATCACCGCGATAAATGTTGTCGGGCATTGGAATAATTTTGTTGAAGTCGATTTTAGACCCATTTCCTTTTATGTACTGAAGAACCCTGTCTATATTCTCCTGATCTCCGTGAAACACAATTCGATTTGTTACCCAATTTGGCATTTTAATTCTCCTTTTTGAATTAATATTATCGATAATCAAACATGGTTACGCGCCTCTTCTTATTACTTCATAGTTTTTAGGGATTCTGTTTACCGGCACATATGTATATTCATTTAAGTTCATCCAAAACGGACGACTAAACTGATACGCAGCTGGATGCTTTACTAACCGTTTTTCAGTACCGTCCCACAAAGTAAATTTGATTTCACTTCCGATTGGCAGATTGCTGAGTGCATCTGGACTCTTTTTCTTTTTTATATTCTCATAGCAGCGCTCTCGCCATTCCTTTGCCCACTCATACTCCGTAGGGGTAAGCACATCAAGTATTCCTTTCGGACAATCATAGTAACCGGGACCAGCGCTCTCATCCATATCCTTGTAAGAAAAGTTAAAATAGTCTTTGTTGTTAACGGACGTGAGCATTACCACCCCAAAAACACTTTCCTTTTCGGGCTTGGCTCCCGTTTTGAAAATGGTTTTCTTTACAGCGGCATAGTAAGTGGAGCCTACCATAGCAGATTTGAGCACTTCATATCTCCCCTTGTTGCCTACCATATCGCAATTCATTATGCTGTCGCACTCTGCTTTTCTATCTATTTTGCCGTTCTTATAGAACGACGCATGATAACTTGTCCATCCCATTTTAAAATTCCTCCTTGATTACTTCTTCAATTACATTATTGTTTTTGTCCACCCAGTATGTATTCGCGCCCAATTTTTCTTTCTTATACCCTTCGCTTAACATTTGGTATTCCTGCTCTGCTACTGGGTCGTGCCATTGAAGTCCTCTTGCCTTATAGAGCGGAATCCAGTGTGCATCGTAGAAACTGTAACCCGCTCCGTCTATGCCAAAGAAATATCCGAACTCGTCAGATTCGTAAATTCTAAATCCATATTTCGACATGATTTCAATTCCATTTCCGTCTTCAAGCCACCAATCATCTGCGGAGTCGCCAAACGACCACATTGTACCCCACATTGGGAGTAATTCGAGACGCTCAATTTCAACCTCATCCGCAGGAATTTCCACCTGCTCACTCCGTGGCACATCTAAATCAACCACAAGCACAACACCGTCTTCAGTTGATATTACTTCTGCGACCTCGCCCAACCCATAGCTATCTGCATATACCTGATCGCCGACGCTCGGCAATGTAACTTCTCTCCAATCATCCATATCTGCTTCCATCATCTTTTCAATCATGCCAGTAGGTATAGCGTTCATTTCGTGAACCCAGCGTTCAGTCGCATCTTTGATTGTTAAACCATTTTTCATTTTAAAATTCCTTTCCTTTTACTCTTCAACTTCGACCACAAAGCTGTTGTCCGGATCCATTTTACAAGGTACTCCATTTGCGCTTATCGCCACATATTCAAACAATGGAATTACCATTAAGTATTCGCAGTCGTACACATATACCGTTCCCGAATCATCGACGAAGAAATCATCTATCTCCTCTCCGACGTCAATCCAGTCACCGTCTGACGATTGAAGGTATGCGTCGTCTGGTATAAGTGACACTTCCTTGGACACAGGCTTGACTTTACTCTTAGATTTGGATTTGTTTTTGCTGTCATAGTAGTCATAATTATCGTACCATCCGCCGTAGCACCAATTTTCGCTATCCCAACTTCTATCGCGCACGAACTCCTTCCATTCAAAAAAGTTTCCGTTCTCGTTTGTTATAAGCTCTTTTGCTCTTTCTATCTGCGCGTACATCTGGGGAAGAGAAACAAATTCATGCTGGGTGTGAGCATTGTAATATCCGCACGACAAATTTACCGCAGCACACCCAAGTTCAGGAGCTATATCTACGATATCCGAATAAGAACCATAATCTCTTACAAAACCATACTTCTCTACCGTTTCAGCAAATACCTCGTTATCGAGCTGATAATAAACCGCGTCGTTTTCGTTTGCTCGATCAAACTCAATAATAAAATTCACTTCCGGTTTGATTTCGCTTTTGCAAAATTTTCCCGCTCCGATACCGCCGACTTCCTCATCCTCCGTAAAAAGCACATGACACCGGAGATCCTTGATAACCTCAAGAATCATCGTAACTCCGCATCTGTCGTCTCCACCTATTCCGAACGGAGACATCATTATGCTTTTATCATCGGACATACAGATGATATCCGGCGTGTGCTTATGTACCGTGTCCATGTGAGCGACAAGCAGAACCGGAATTTCGCCCTCGGCATACACAAACCCGTCTCTTACTATTGGTGAATACCCCGTGTCTCTAAGATGACAAACCAACGCCGCCTTGAGCTTGTCCTGCGGGAATTTAAATATGTTAAGCAACTTCATTTTCGTTTTCCTCCTCAGCTTTCTCTTCCATATATTCCTCATAGCAGTTTCTACACATACAGGTGTCGTCCACAAAATAAGCTTCGTCTTCCCACTCGTAGTCACCGCATCTCTCGCAGTACACCACATTCTCGTCGAAAGCGTCACTACACATCGTGTAAGACTCTCCGTTTATATAGACATCTCTCTTGAGGTCGTTACCCCTATAATCATACCTAATTTCCCACTGCTCATGAACTTCACACCAGAAACAGCAATCCTCGCAATAGAGCTCTCCGTCTATTTCATGTAGATAATCCCTGTCATAGAACGAGCAACCACAACGAGAACAATAATTTCTTTCACAACACTTAATGCACTGCAACTCACTCTCTTTATCATCACAAGCGTCCATCAAGTCGCCGCAATCAACACAATAGGAGTCTCCGCCGATATACAAGCCCAAATTGATTTTCGATTCCATTTCCTTGTTGTATGTAAACACACATTCATTGGGAAACTCGTAGTAATCGCGGTAATGAAAACTATTGTCGTGGGTTGTTATAAGTTCATCCCAATCGCAATCCACTTTCTTCCACAGATTAGGCATTTCAAGACAAGTTGACATAATATCCTGAACAACAGCTCTATAATCGCGGTAATTTTCGCTGGTCGAATCGCCACCCTTTGGGTACAGACGGGACTGTAGAAGCAGACCGTTCTCATAGAAGAAGAGCTGTCGAGTAATTTTCTTTTCCATAAACCACTCGTCACCCGCATAGGATTCGGGAAGTGTATAGAAAATCATACTCGTACCGTCGTTAGCATAGCTCAGCGTTCCCGCCTTATAGCATCCCTGATATGCACCACTGCTGTTGATAAAGTGACAACTACTCCACGAATTTCCGTTTGACATCAAGAGAAAATCACAAATATTTGCACTCAAAACTGTTATGCGTTTAATCTTGAGCGGATTCGTGTCGTCGGCGACAACGGCAAATCTTTTATTGTAACTATCATAATTCCTATCGCCGTCTTCGTGGGGGTCAACAAGCCCCGTCGCGTCGAATTTGTAATCGTCGCCAACGGGGAACTCTTTAAATATGTTATTGATAACACGACTTCGTTTCATTCCAGAATGAATTTCCTTATAGTAGCCGATTTTGTTTATTCTCTCAGCCTCTTCCTCGCTAATTTCCCTCGCCGCACTTTCTGAAATTGCATCAAGGGCGGTTGTCGCTATAGGATTATACCCGACCCCGTATTCGCTTATCTTTTTGTCAATGTATAACCTAAGTTTTGCAAGGTCGTCCTTGAATTTATATGTATCTGTCGAACGTATCTCATCTCTAAGAAGCACAATTGCTTTTGCTTTTTCGTTCCACATAGGATGCTTTCGCAAAAGCTCGAACACCGGCTTCTTTTCGCGAAGCCACTCACGAACATTAATTCTTATTCCGTCTGTGGTATAATCATGGTCGATACCGATAGTATCAAAAATCTTCCTAACCTGCTCTGTGTAATAATTAATTTCTGCATCAAAACTGTTGCATTCTTCCATAAACTTTTTATTTTCATTTTCAAAATACATTTTAAATTCCTCCCAATTTTCAATTTACATTTCTATTATGTATTCTCTTTCTGATGCTTTTTTAAAGACAGCGGGAACAAGTTCGCTTGCATGGCACCAGAGACCATGTCCATCTGCGCAAAGTCCGTTACAGCTGTGTTCTAAAAAACGCGATGCAGAAACCTCTTCGTCAAAAGCTACGCCCAAACGCAAATGATCTATATTGCAGATCGTTCCAAGTTTCCCGCCTGACGAAAAACCAACAACATCCTTTATACACCTAACTCTGTCGCCAACCTTGAAACTGTTTTCCATTTAGACTTCCTCCTTGATAGCGAACTTAACGCAAGTTGTGTCATTCCATTGATTAAAAACACTGCTAAACAAGCCCGTATCAACTCTACGCAAATGAATATCTCGCACAACAAATGACGCATTTTTAAATCCAGTCGAGAGACGAATAGGGTCATAAATAGAATTTTTTATCTTGAAACTACTCATCTTATCCCAATATTTTCGCCAATCATCAAGCGATATTGGGAATACTTTTCCTTTTCGTGAAAGATGTTCCTTATCATCTCCAAAATCCTCCATACTCCAATCATAGTCTGCCATGATAGGGTTATACTGCATTAAGAACGAGTCAAACGATTCATTATTCCACCGAATCGGCTCCGAAATACACCAAGCCAATCCATTGTTCCGTTCAATAACAACTGCCTTAAACCCATTGATTGTAAAAGTAGAACCAGTTTCCGTTTTGCTCACAATCTCAACAATCTGCTCCGGCGTCGCAAAAGTTAATGTTTCTCGCTCGTTGCATTTCTTGAGCGTCGGTTCGGGTGTTGATTTACCAATAAGCTCCAAATCACCTTCACCAACCCACAAACCAAAACCATATTCACATAGTCCGTCAAGACTATGTGCGCCCGGTATATAAGAATCAAAAGCCACCCCTATATTGTTTTCGGATATTGTGGCTATCGTTCCGCGAAGGAATTTAATCTCAAAACCATATATATTTCGGATAGCTCTTACTCGATCTCCAACCTGAAATCTCATTTCGTTTTCCTCCTAAATTTAGTTTTTATCAAAATACGGGTCGTACCAGCGCGTTGCCGTTCTCTTGCGCTTCTCGTTGAAAACTTTCTTCACTTCATCATTAACGAATTTAATCTCTGATAACGGAAGAGCGTGGGGACAAAGGTCTAAAACTTCGTTGGGACTAATCCCGTAGCCATACTCTAAATACTGCCACCATGAGCAACTCGCATAATGCACACACTCCGAACAAGGCAATGTGTTTTCACAACCCTTATCCTCCTCAAACTCCGTATCTATTTCAAAATCCTCGTCCATTTCGTTTTCCTCCTGAATTTTAATTTAATTTTTGAATCATCGTTCTCGCCATATTATCTACAGCGATATAACTGGAAGCCGTCGCCAAACGCTTTTCATCTTCGGTTGTCAGACTCACGCCCAATTCCTTTAGGACTTTGATTTTGTGTTTAACGAACCTTTTCATTCTGTCTTCTTCTGTCAACCGCAGCCCTCCTCCTTCTGTTTATGATTTTCTTCGCAAGCCATCGAGCTACGGCATCCTCCATCCGTTCCTCGAAAGCTATAATTTTACCCTCGTGCCACAGCGCATACAAAAACGCGACGACGAAGGCAATTTCAATTACAGTTGTGATTGCAAATCTCAATTCCATTTTGATTCCCTTTCTGATTTAAAATAAGTTCGTACCGTTTTGCCTATATACCTCATTCCATTTTCGCGCCAGTTCCTCCGCCTCTCTACGGCTTTCGCATAAATGGCATATATCAGCGTTGTATCTTTTGAGTATGGCGATTAAATTGTTGCCTGTTTGTATCGTGTCGGCAACGGCATAATGCTTTCCGTTTTCGGTAGTGACGACCACAACGAAAATCATTTTCATTTTAGATCCTCCATTCTCCGCACTTATTTCCGTTGATGTCTATTACCTTGCCGTCTATTCGCCCTTCGGCTACAGCCCTGCTTATCTGTCCGAAAATTCGGTCAAGCTCAGCCGCCGTGGTGTAGTAGTCGGCATATTCATTTTCCACGTCACAGTCATGAAAAGCGGCGTTCCCGGTTTTGATTTCGATTTTCATTTTGATCTCCTTTCAGAAATTAACCACCATTTTCGCGTTGTGAATTGGACTCACCAATTCGCCGCCAAAATAGGCTAACTGTCCAGTACCAACTCTAACAGCGTTGTACTCTGCTGACCCGCTTACCCTCATATAGTAATCGTCGTCCTCGGTACAAAACACATCTCCGCAGCGTATTTCGCTAAAATCTATCCAGTCTTTCGTTTCCTTTCTGATTTCCATTTTGTTTTCCTTTCTGATTTTAAATTATCACTATATTTCAAACATCTGCGGATTTGCTGTAAACGCTTGCGGATTTGCTGTTGAACTTATTCGCTTAATAAATACAGAGCTTGTATCAAACACCTTTTTTGCTATGTGCTCTGCCTCGTCGATATTTGTAGCAAAAACAATTATCTGTCTATTAACCTCATCTTTTCTATACGCCACAAATGTGTGCTTTGCAATAGCGGCATACGCCTCGTCATTCGTCATTTTTTTCATTTCCTTTCTGATTTTAAATTTAGCAGCCGAGTTTGGTTTTTCTTTCACGGCGGCTCTATCTTATATCACGACTTCGGTTATTTACCAAAAATCTTTTAAAATTTTATGCCACATTTTCTTCAACAGCCGCTTCAAGCAGAGCCGTCAACGACGCTATCTTTGTTCTGCTTGGGTACTGCACCGTTGCAAGCGACTGGATATGGTCGTAGTTCGTTCTTCTATAGATATTCACTACGATATCCTGCACCGAATCGGTTTCGTTCCTGTGTCCTACATACAGATTACGAAGTGAATTTATATTCGCTTCGCTGTATGCGCCCGGCACGAGATGCCACCCCGATTTCTTAACCGTATCGAAAATCCATTTTACGCACTCCTCACCATAAGCATTGAGTGCCTTCAAAGTTACGCGCAGTCCGGTAAGTGTTGGCTTCGTTTCCTTGCTGTCCTGCGGGAAGAGCACAACGCCGTATTCGTCGCACAGCTGCTTGAGCTTTATAGCCTTTGCATCTCCACCCACAAACAGTGCATAAATTTTCTCTATCGTTCTCAATTTGATTTTGTTTTCGTCCTGCTTTCCGAAAATCATTGCCTCTTCCGCTTCGGTCAAGCCCTCGTAAATCTGACAAGGCATCGTCTGCTCGCCGACCATTCGTGCCGCTATAAGCCTGTGCTGACCGTCGATGACATAGAGCTGACCGTCTCGGTAGCTGACCACAAGCGCTCCGGCTTTCTTCTTGTTCCACTGTCGGGCGATTTCCTTTTCGTGTCCATGCTGTGGGCGCTGGTAAGTTGCGGGAACACTCAGCAGGTCAACGGGGATTTCTGCGAATTTCAGCCCGCCGATTTCGGGTACATTCCGCAGAATCGTATCGATATACAGAGTTCTCGCATCAAAGGTTTCCTTTTCTGCCGTGTTATTTAAAAGTGCAAATGACATGATTTCATTTTCCTTTCAGAATTTAATTTCATTTTTGATTTTGATTTACATTTCGTATTAGCTAACGCTGTATTCGATTTACATCTCATACTCAACATAGATATCACCGTTAGGCATATATACGCACGACCACACGCAGCCGCGCTCATACACAGCCCGTTCGGCTACACACATAGCATCGTCGAGATTGTTGAAATGCTTTCCGATTACCAAACCGTTTTGCGTTTCAACTTCGACCCCATAGGTACTATAGCTCATGATTTCCTTTCCTCCTCTAATTTTATTCGCGCCGAATGACCGTCGCCCCAGCGCACCAATACAAGAGCGGATATGCTATTTCCGTAGATAATAATTCCGCCCGTTATGTATGCCGTATACTTTTCGCCGTCGTTTTCAAAACGGATTTTCGTTTCAAATCCGACTTTCCATATCACTCCCTTTACAAACTTTTCGTATGACATAGTAAAATATTCGCTCCTTTCATTTTCGTTTTAATTTTGTAGTATTTAGATTATGTTTTGAGAATAGAAACACTTCGGGAATATAATTTCATTACCAATTTCCGAAGTGATTTTCTTTAGCTTATTTCCCGCAATTCTTCGAGTATTTCATCTTCTCCGAATACGCGCTTTACTCCTTCCCATTCGTGACAACACGCCTTCCAAATCTTATAAGCGTTTGAATTTCGCGTTAGTCTGCCGAATTGATTTTCGGTTACAGTTTCATACCCAAATTCCGAACAAAAATCCTCATAGTTTCCGGGGTCATACTTCGTCAAACACGCGAGAATGTCGTAGCAAGTCGGCGTAATATTGTGTGTTGTGTTATATATGGAATCCCAAAATGTAACGCGCATAACCTCGCCGCTATTTGTGTTTCGGATATAAACCGAATAGCAGTTTCGCAAATAATTTTCCTCCCACATCGGATTTGAATTTCGCTCCTTAAAAGTGATTTTGATTTCAATTCCGTTTCGTTCTGAAAACTCATTTGCCTGCATGTCATAATCATTCTGTATAGTGTTTACCATGATTTTTAATTCCTTTCTGATTTAGATTTTGGGTATAAAATCCCCATCAAAACTGATTTTCATTTCATTTCAGACGGGGATTTTTAATTTTGATTTAATTTCACTTTTGAGCGTAAAATTTTTTATGCCGCTTTTGTTGCCTTTGCCTTTGTCTGAGCCTTTGCGCTCGATTTTTTCGCGGATTTTCTTGCGGATTCAACAGCCCCGGCGGGTTTAGGGTCTATCTTGCCGCTTGCGCGGTCTTTCTTTTCCTTGAACTCGATATTATAGGCTTTTTCGGTAACTATGCGGTGAAGTATTTCCGCGATAAGCTTTTCGAGATACTTCGGACGAGCCGCCGCAACACTCAGAACACCGCGCCCCTTCTTTGCGTAGAGGGACAACAGATATCCGACGTCATGCGAATTTGCTTTATAGATGTTGCCCTTTTCGCCCTCTACATAAAGCATGGAGTCAATTATCATCTGTAATTGCTTGAGTAATTGCGTGTTGCTTGTCGGAGTTTTGCCGAGATTGATATCGCGGGCTTGTGTAGGCGTGGCGAACTTTTCCGCAACTGTTTTCACATCCGCGCCGATACTCTGCGCCGTTCTCATGCAAAGTAAACGATTAAAAGCCGCGACTTTGTAAACCCATGTAGACTCCGCGCCGAATTTCTTTCCGCGCTCAACAAAAAATGATTCAAGCGCAACAAAGCCAAGCGGGCGTTCAGCCGTGACAATTTCACGCGATTTTATGCCGTTTTCATCCTCTTTGTCTTTGTGTTTAAGCGTCTCGAAAGTTAGAGCCGTTGCCGCCGCAAGCATGGGCGCGGGGTTGTCGAGCAATTCAAGCGCCGTTGCATGAAACGCGGCGCGGGCATACTCTTTTTCAAGCTCTGATGTTTCATTGTCGAGCTTTTCGAGCTCTGCCGCCTTTGTATCGTCGGTATTTATTGCCGCATTGTAGGCGCAAATGCGTGTTTCAAGCTCTGCTTTAATTTCCGTGATATTCCGTAATGCTTTCTTTTCTGTTGTCTTTTTCATGATTTTTACCGTCCTTATTTAAAATTTTTATATGCTTTTAGCACATTAAAGAACGCGCGAACTTATAACAGCTCACGCGCTCGAAACGTGTTAAAAACGAATTAATTATATATCGTCATTATTCATTCAATGAAATATTAACATCCCCGCTTTACAATAAATATTTATTCCTGAGAATAAAAAATTGCTGTCCGTTATCCGTATTTCCTGAGAAATAGCGCGGGCAGTGTAAAGCTAAAATATCTTTATAACATTAATGAATAGGTTATTTTATTCTTATTATTGATATATTCATCGCGTATATATCGATACCAACGGTTGACGGGTTCAAGCCGTCCCCGGACTCTCCACTTTAGCACAACAAGATCAAAGTATTTAAACAGATAATGCACCCGCTTAAATGGCAGTTATTTCTTTGACCTTTTACGGACTTGTGATAAAATGCCTTTATTCGCCCCGCATAGCGCCCCTATGCGGCATGGTAACGGTTGAGAGTGTCCCGCCGCCGTTACCGATATTTTACAATATTATTGCATACGATAAACGCGCCACGGCGCGCGCCGTCTTTTGGCTGATAGTCTTTTGACCGTCAAAGCGTGATAGCGATATCAGAGTACCGCAAAGACCGACAATAATATTTATATGTTCCGCTCTCCGTTCTTTTTACCCTTGCAACGGATAACAAGCCGCTTGAATAATGGGCAAGCCCCGCGCCGCTTGACTTTTCGCGGCATTGGTGTATAATCTTATATATTGTAAAGTCATTCAAATTGTTTTCACCGTGCCGCACTGTTTGGCGGTCATTCGGTGTGTTCCCTTGTCTGACCTTGCAAGCGTATTATATCAGACTTTTCATTAATTCTGTTTCTTGAAAGGAATTAATGAACTTTTTATTTGATTTTTGGAGGTTTGCACAAATGCAAGAGGATAAAGCCAACAATAATTTGTGCAATGTGCGCGAATACGATTCAAGTATTATCGCTAACAGAATTAAACGCGAGTGTTTAAAGCGTGATATCATATTAAAAGTAATGTTATCAGACTTGAAGATGAACATTAACACAATATCCGCGATGTGTAACAAAGGGCAAATGCCTGCCGCCGATAGATTAGCGCGTATCGCTGATTATATCGGTGTATCTGTTGACTACCTTCTCGGGCGGGTTGACCGCCCGGAATAATCTGTACTTTACAAGATATCCCGCGCGCCTTGCCTTCTTTATGGTAGATTAGCACCTTGCCGCGCCTTTGCGGTCATCCGTCAGCTTGTCGGCGGCGGCTCTGCCGCTCTGCCGTGCCGTTCGGATGTCGGCGCGCCCTGTTCTTGAGTACGCCTATATACTACCACGGAATCTCTTGATTATATACTCAAAAAAGAAATAAAAGCAAGGAATTTGTGTGTTTCTGCATCTTTGTAACTATTGCACATATAATCATATATTTTGGAGGCATTACATTGTCTAACATCAACAACTACAACAACGCTATTATTGCGGAGAAGATAAAAAAAGAATGTATGCGGCAAAATATAACAATAAAAAGTATGCTAAAAGAATTAAACATCAATGTGAACGCCGTGCAGCAAATGCAAAAAAATGATAGCACGCCTAACTATAAATCTATTGCGCGGATATGCGATTATCTTAATATATCCGTTGACACTCTACTCGAACGCCCGATCCCTGAGCCTGAGCCCGTGAGCCTGAGTGCAGCTATTAACACCGTAGCCGCTGCCGCGCATATATCCCCCGACGCACTCCGCGCCGTGCTGCACCTACCAATCAACGATAAATAATTCTTGCGCAGAATAATAGATGTTCGTGCGTCTATT